ATCCGTGGAAAAACAGGCAACGTTGTTATCTTTGCTATCACTCCAAAGGGGTATGAGAACTTAGCTCTGGGAATTGCTGAGTTGAGACGCTATGTAAAAGACCAACAAGCGATCATTGGATATTATGAAGAAGCACTTGCTGTAGACGAGGAGCCGGCACCAGCACCTGCAGAAAAGTAATGTGGGTACTAGTCTTTATTTTACTTCACGATGCAGAACCTCATGCTGTCAAGGTAAGCGAACACGATACATTATCTGAATGCTTCTCTGCGAGAGAAGTACTTAGCGCAGATCTAGGAAAAGGATCGGGATATTTTAATTCTGGTCAGCAAGCAATCTGCATAAAAAAATAAAAAAAATAAAAATATTCTACCACGGGATTTGCGCGTTTACCGCATCTGGGAAATCCTATATAATAATTCCATACACATAAAGAGTAGGCAGACAATGAACGAAGTAATTTCATTCCCAAAGTTTGTGACTAAACGTGATGGTTCAACGGAACCATTCAACCAAGAAAAAATAGTCACAGCTGTCCAGAAAGCAATGGCAGCGATCAAGATCAGAAGTAAGAACCTCCCCCAAGAAATTGCAGACGAAGTAGTTGTACGTTTAGAGACACAAGAGCCGCCTATCGATGTCGATGTGGTTCACAGGCTAGTAGAAAACATCATCATGGATATGGGTCTTCACGACCTTGCCCGTGAGTATATTGTATACAGGTCGAACAACATGCCAGACGTCTTCCGTAAAAGAGTTAATCTTAAACCGTATGAGTATCCTCAGCTTCTCGAGTATGTTGATGCCATTCGTCATTCATATTGGGTACACACTGAATTCAATTACTCGTCCGACATTCAGGATATGAAGGTCAACTTGTCAGCACATGAAGCATCTGTTGTAGAGAAGGCCATGCTTGCTATCTCACAGATCGAGGTGCAAGTAAAAACATTCTGGGCTAAGATTGGTGACAAGATGCCCAAGCCAGAGATTCAAGCTGTAGGTGTTACCTTTGGCGAATCAGAAGTTCGGCATGCCGATGCATATTCTAACTTGATTGAGTTAATGGGTCTTAACGAACGCTTTGCTGAGATTACAGAAGTTCCTGCTATGCGCAAGCGTATCGATTATCTCGAACGTGCGATGGCAACTCCTGTCGACAATAAAGATTACTTCCACAACATTGTTCTGTTTTCTATGTTCATTGAGAACGTATCATTGTTCAGCCAGTTCCTTATCATGATGGCATTCAACAAGCATAAGAACGTGTTAAAGGGCATTTCTAACGCCGTAGAAGCGACCTCTAAGGAAGAAGACGTCCATGCCCGCTTTGGCTTTGATCTGGTGAATATCATCCGCTCTGAGAACCCTCAGTGGTTTGATAAAGATACCACCAACACTGTTAATGCATTGGCCCGCGAGGCTTATAAAGCTGAAGCTGCTATTGTTGATTGGATCTATGGTGAGGAAGATCTAGCATTCCTTCCAAAGGAAACTGTCAAGGAGTTCTTGAAGCAAAGATTCAATCAGTCACTTGTTGCCATTGGTCAGAGACCGTTGTACACTGTAGATCCACAAGCCATTGAAGATACTCAGTGGTTTATTGAAGAGACACTAAGTACTAAGAATGTTGACTTCTTCGTTAAGCGCTCCACAGCGTATTCGAAGAAAAGCAAAGCATTTACATCTGACGATTTATTTTAGGGGAACAGAATGGCATTCGATTGGTTAAACGAACAATCGCGCACATTCCTGAGCCGGGGGTATTTACTCCCCGGTCAGAGCGCGGAAGAACGTATTCGTACTATTGCGGATACAGCTGAAAAGCATTTAGGTATTGAAGGATTTTCTGATAAGTTCTATGACTATATGGGTCGTGGTTTTTACTCGTTGGCAAGTCCTATCTGGTCCAACTATGGTACCGATCGTGGATTGCCTGTATCGTGCTTTGGTTCGTATATTGACGATCATATGGAATCTATTCTTGAAGGTCATGCTGAGAACGGCATGCTAATGAAGAATGGTGGAGGCACGTCTGGTTACTTTGGCGCTCTGCGAGGTCGTGGTGCACCTATTACAAACAATGGTGAATCGTTTGGTGCTGTCCACTTCATGGAGATGTACGACAAGCTAGCTTCTGTTGTGTCTCAAGGTAATGTTCGTCGTGGATTCTTCTCACCATATCTTCCTATTGAGCATCCAGATGCAGAAGAGTTCTTAGACATTGCCACAGAAGGACACCCTATCCAAGGGCTGACAACCGGTATCACGGTGTCTGATGCGTTTCTTGAGAAAATGCAGGAGGGTGATGCTAAAGCTCGTCGTTTGTGGGCTAAGGTCCTTCAGAGACGCTCTGAGATTGGCTTCCCATACATTTTGTTTTCAGACAATGTTAACAACGGTAAGCCTGAAGTCTATAAAGATATGGAAATGGAAATTCACGCATCTAATATGTGCTCTGAGATTGCATTACCATCTAATCCAGAAGAGACATTCACTTGTGTGTTGTCATCTATCAACGTTGCTAAATGGGATGAACTTGAGCAGACAGATGCTATCGAAACTCTGATCATGTTCCTCGACACCGTTGTAACCGAGTTTGTCGATAAGACAGCCAATATGCCATACTTCAAACGAGCACGTCAGTTCGCTGAACGCCATCGGGCTTTGGGTGCAGGCATCCTTGGTTGGCATTCACTACTACAGTCGAAGATGATTGCATTCGAGGGTCAAGAAGCTGCTAAGCTAAACCTTCATATCGCTAAGACTGTCCAAGACCGTTCGTATGCAGCGTCAGAAGTGTTGGCCCAGATGTTTGGTGAGCCTGAGCTGTTGCAGGGTTACAATCGTCGCAATACAACGCTGAATGCTATTGCTCCCACAAAGTCATCTAGCTTTATCTTGGGTCAGGTATCTCAGTCGATTGAACCTGAGTTCTCTAACTGCTATGTTAAAGATCTTGCTAAGATGAAAGTTACTATTAAGAATCCATTCTTGTTAAAACTATTGCAAGAGAAGGGCGAAGACAAGCCAGAGGTTTGGGATCACATTCGCAACAACGATGGTTCTGTGCAGAAGCTGGATATTCTTACCGCTGAAGAAAAAGAAGTGTTTAAGACATTCTCAGAACTTAACCCAGAAGCTATTATTAATCAAGCTGCAACACGTGGTAAGTACATTGATCAAGCTCAGAGTATTAACCTTATGTTAGATCCAGATACTCCTGTGAAAGAGATTAACGCTCTATATCTGTTGGCCTGGAAACTAGGTGTTAAGAGTTTGTATTATAGTTTCTCTATGTCAGCAGCTCAGTCCTTGACACGTAAGCAAGTGACATCCGATGGTTGTGCAGCCTGTGAGCTATAAAATTGGTATAGCCTATATACTTGCATACACAGAAAAGCATATCCAGGGGGGATCACATGGAAATGGAATATTGGGCTGATTGCGAAGCCTGTGAAGTAGAAACACAGGTGATGGTAATCGACGAAGAAGAAGTGCCTCAATATTGTCCTATGTGTGGATCTTCGACTGATTTTGAAGAGTTAGAATAGTTACTAAATAGCCTTGTCAAAAGCAAGGCTATTTTTTTTATGTGGTATTATAATGATGAGGTGTTCGACGAGACACCTGAAGAGTATCAAGGGTTTGTCTATATGATAACCGAACTTGATACTGGCAAAAAGTATATTGGCAAGAAGTTCTTTTGGAAGCCAAAGATATTACCTATCACCAAATCACGTAAGAGGCGCGTTAGAACACGCGTTGAAAGCGATTGGCGTAAGTACTATGGCTCGTCAACCGAAGTTCAAATGTTAGTAGAGAAAAAGGGTGTTGACAACTACCGCAGAGATGTGCTACACTTATGTAGAACTAAAGGTGAATGTTCTTACTATGAAGCTAAGCTTCAATTTCAATATGATGTGCTCCTCAGTGATGAGTACTACAATGAGTTTATTGGATGTAAGATTCATTCCAAACACATAAGGAAGAATGATGATTCTGATTGATTATAATGCAATTGCTATTAGTAGTGTGGTTGCGATGAAGATGGACCCAGAAGAGAACATGGTTCGTCATATGATTCTTAACAGCATCCGCATGCATCGGGTTAAGAATAAAGAGAAGTATGGAGAAGTAATCATTTGCTGTGATGGTGGAAAGAACTGGCGAAAAGAAGCATTTCCTCCTTATAAGTTCAAACGTAAAGATTCTCGTAAAGAATCTAAGATGGATTGGAACGAACTTTTCCGTATTACTAACATGGTTCAACAAGAGCTCAAAGAGAACTTTCCATATAAAGTTGTTGAGGTAGACGAATGTGAAGCTGATGATATCATTGGTGTTCTAGTTGACCAGACTCAAGAGTTTGGTCAGCATGAAGATGTGATGATTATCTCAGGTGATAAAGACTTTGCTCAACTACAGAAGTATGGCAATGTCGCTCAGTACTCGCCAGTGCAGAAAAAGTTTATTAAGACTGATACACCACGTAAGCAATTGATGGAGTTGATCCTAAAAGGAGATACGTCAGACGGTATTCCTAATGTTCTTAGTGGCGACAATGTGTTTGTTGAAGGTGTTCGTCAAACACCATTACGACAGAAGGTACTTGATGAGCTAATAAAAGATCCTAAATCCAAGGGTGAAGAGATATATCGTAACTACTTACGTAATAAAAAGTTGATTGATCTTAGTGAAACACCCGAAACCGTCAAAGAAGAAATTATATATAAC